GCGGTATTATTACTGATACTGGATCTGGAATTGTTACTTTCTATGGTGATGCTAGATTCCTTCAAGGGATGCCAACATCACAGTGGATTGATATTGATGCTGGACTAGGATATACAAGCATATATGCCCAAGGAAACGTGGGTGTGGGGACTGTGGATCCTCGTTTTACATTCCAAGTAGGTGGAAACGCAGATAATACTTTAGCAGGGTTTGGAACCGATTCTGACGGTGGTGTAGGTATCTGTTCTAGTGGTAATGTTCTTATCACTGGTATCACAACCGCCAATAAATTCATTGGTATTGGTTCTGATTTAACTTTCCTTGACGCAGACAACATCACATCAGGAACAGTTAATAACGATAGACTTCCTGTACTAGAAAACTCCAAAATTCCAAATGATTTTGTTGTAACTGGTGTAATTACAGCAACAACTTTTAGTGGAAATGTAAGTGCAGGATTGGTTACTGCTACTTCTGGATTCACAGGAAATCTTACTGGAAATGTAACTGGTGATGTTACTGGAACTGCATCAACCGCACAAAGTTTAACTGGAACACCGAATGTTGTTGTAGGTATCTTAACTGCAAACGCTGTCGCAGCATCTAGCTTTATTGGTGGTATTACTGGTGATGTTACTGGTAACTTGACTGGTACAGCAACAACTGCATCATCACTTACTTCTAATGCAGTTGTAAATATCGATCAAGCAAAAGTTGGTCTTTCAACAGTAGAAACATCAATCGGTATTGGAACAGATTATCTAACTGGATTTATAGAGATTGGTGGTACCAGGAGTGATACTGCTGATTTGTTTATTAACAGGGCATTTGATAGAACTAATAGTGGACTCACAACTACACAAGCTAGTGACGCCAAAGTTAAATTATGGAGTGATCTTGGTGAATCAACAGTTACTATTGGAACTTCAGAGTCAAACATTGGTGCTAATGGTCAAATAAGATATGGAAACAGATCCTTTGGTTTCCCATATAGTACACCAGATTCTTTAGATTTCCTGAATTATGGTAATGGAAATATAAACTATTACTTACAAGCAGGAAATGTCGGTGTAGACACCGGTGCTTTCCACTGGCATAACAAAGATAGCAGAATGTTATCTCTTACTTATGAAGGAAACTTAGGTATAGGCGTCACCAATCCTTCACATAGACTACATGTTAATGGTATTTCTACATTCACAGATTCTGTGTATATGAATTCAACTTTAGAAGTTGAAGGTAATTTGACTATAGGTGGAAGTTTGAGTTTTGGATCTGTATCTTCACTAAATGTAGATATTGGTGGAAATCTTACATCTGCTGATGGTAATGAAGTTATAGTTCGTATTCCCGCTGATGGTGATGATCCAGTAGAAAATGCTGAGTTCCAAGGAAGACTTGTTGGTGGTGCATCTACAATAACTAAGTTAGACATCTCAGGAAATGGACAGTCTTCGCCTTTCCTTAAAGTCGTAAGCAATGCAAACGCAGACGCTGTTGCAGGTGATATTGTTATTGATGTAAATAGTGAAGCACAAAATAAATTTGTAGTTAGTGAGCAAGGTGGTGTAGGAATTGGTACAACCAATCCCCAGAACTCTTTGGACATGGAGTATGCTCAAAGACCAGTAGTTTTCCCAAATATCACTACTTTAGTTAGAGATAATTTGGCGGTATCAGGACCATCAACAACTCCTGGATCTGCTATCTACAACACTGATACCAATAAACTTCAAGTTTATGATGGTACAACCTGGAACGATTGCTTCTAAGAACCTATGTTACAGTCTAGCGGTACAATATCATTTTCTCAAATTAGAAATGAGTTTGGAACACCTCCAGGCAACAGATTTGGTGGTTATAGGGTCAATGAGAATATTGGATCCCTAAACAATTTACCATTAGATAATGGTCTCCCAAAATCTGGAACAATCAGATTTAGTGATTTTTATGGTAAGAAATTGAATATTGTTGTTAGATGTACAGGTGGTAATCTTGCAAAAGCAAATTATAGTGATGGAGTTGTTGTTGGAACTAAAAGTGGAATTTCAAAAAGTAGACCTTCTAGAAGTAGTAGTGGATGGCAGGGTGGAAAGAAAATTTTTATCAATATAACTGGAACATATAGTAGTAATGGAGCATCTCGTAATGATTGGGCATTTAAGACCCGTAGCACTGGTTATTGGCCAGGTGGTACTGATATGACTATTGATGTTTCTTCTAGTGGAAATGTTGTTGGTAGAGGTGGTAACGGAGGAAATGCTAGTGGTGGAGATGGTGGAAACGGATCTAATGGTCTTAGATATATGAGTGGAGCACAACTGAATAATAATGGATATATCTCCGCAGGTGGCGGCGGAGGTGGTGGAGGCTCTAGAGCAGAACAGAATGACTGGGGTGATAGAAACGACGCCGAAGGTGGCGGCGGTGGTGGTGGAAACGGACTACCTGCTGGTAGAGGTGGTAGCGGTAATGGGGGCGGCGAAGCTGGAAGTAAGAGAAATGGTGGAAGTGGTCGCGCAGGAGAAGATGATGCGGAGGCAAAAGGAGGTAATGGTGGTGATGGTGGTTCCAACGGTGCAGATGGTGAAAACGCTAGCGGTGGAAGAAATAAAAAGGAAGAAAATGGAAGAGGTGGAAAGGGTGGAAAAGCAACTGAAACATACTAATACATAGTATTATTAGTATGCTTTTTTATCATGGACGATTTTATTTGTCGTTATAAAGAGACTTTTACGCGACAAGAATGTAGAGAAATTATTCAAGAAATAGAATTTTTTGAAGAAACTCAGAGATTGTTTAGAACAGAACAAAATCCACACTTACAGGATCAAAAAGCAATCAATGTAAATGTTGACTTTGAAGTTGACTTTGCTTCAGCAACTAGAGTCAACAAATTGATGTTCCCCAAGTTGAAGACTTGTGTGGATCAATATCTAGAAAAATATACAGTCCTAGGGCAGAGAAGATTTTTAATCTACGATTGTAAGATAAAAAAACTTGAAGCAGGAGCAGGATTTCATTCCTGGCACTATGAAAATGGTGATTATTTAAGTTGTGGTAGAACATTCGTCGTACAAACATACTTAAATGATGATTTCGATGGGGGAGAAACTGAATTTTTATATATCAATAAACGAGAAAAAGCATCAACTGGTGATGTGATTATCTTTCCATGTCAATATACACATACACATAGAGGAAATCCTCCCATAGGTGGAACAAAGTATCTCGCAACTACTTGGGGATGGATTCAACCAACACCTAACGATACAAAAAAGTTTGAAGAAAATGAAAAGTGAAATTTTAGCAGCAACGGTACATGAAGAACCGTTTCCCTTGATGATTATTGAAAATTTTTACAATGAATCAGAACTAGAACTTATATGGGAAGAACTAAATTTCCTAACAAAACCAGGAAAGTTGATGGATGCAAAAGACTATGGTGGTATTGATGATTACACAAGTGCAAAAGCACTATTACTAGATGATATTTACGAAAATGCTAGGAAAATATCAAATATTTTAACTGTTAATAGAAAATTATTTGATTCTGGAGTTCTAGATAATTTTGCTGAGATTCATCCATGCTGCAAAATAGCAACTCGTACTAATTGGGATATTACCAAAGTAAGATATTATCACGATGGTGAATTTTATGATCCACATACCGATAGAGCGTTTCATTTTTTAGCATTTTCTTATTTCTATAAAGAACCAAAGAAATTTTCAGGTGGAGATTTAATTTTTCCTGAATATGATTTTAAGATTTCGTGTGATAACAACTCTATGGTTATCTTCCCTGGTTGGGTAGAGCATGGAGTGAGAAAAGTTACTATAAAAGACTCAGACTACTATGAAGGTAATGGTAGATATGCTATCACATCATTCTTTGGATGTAAATCAAAAGATGACGATGGAAACATAACGACTTGACAAGATCTCAAATAATGAGTAGACTCTGTTTGTTGCTTTTGAAGGGATGGCTTTAGCTTACAATATATTCCCAGTTACAATATACAAAACGAGAATAAAAAATAATAATTTTCTAAAAGAAAAGATTGTTTCTCGTGTAGAAGCAGCACTTCCAGAACTAGATTCTCCTGAAGATTGGGCAACAGATAATCTTAAGACTTCTTTTGAAGGTGAGCCAAAAGGTAAAGAAGTTCTTGTTGGTAAGAATAATGTCTTATTAAAAAAATATTATAGTGATGCAATCTCTGAGATTTTCGATAGAGAAATTACTTGGGAAATTGCTGATGATATTTGGTATAACTATTATGAGAAAGGTTCGTATCAAGAACTACACGAACACATAGCAGATCCTTTTCAAAAGATTCACTTCTCTTGTATTCACTATTTGTCTTACGATAGAGAAGTACATAC